GCTTGCATGCGAGTGCCGTCGCTGTTGTAGACGGTTTGCTCGCCGAGGTCTTCATGAATCAGACCAGCCTTGGAACCCTTCGGGAACGGGCAGTACACAGTGTTGTCACCCCACACCACGAGGTAGATCGAGGTGTTGTCAGAGCCAGAGCCACCAGCCTTCAGAATGTTCTGGCCGTTGGCGGCAGTGCTGTCGCTGTAGCGAGCGGCAAGGCCGAGGAACTGCTTGGGATCGACACCAGGGTTGCCATAGAACATGGTCGTAGCCTGGGTCTGGTTCATCGCCTCGAGGAAGGCGGTGTCTTCAGACAGGCGGAACTGAGCGGTGTTGCCGTTCAGCATGGCCAAGTCTTTGTCCACTTCAGAGCGGGCTTCCAAGATGCCGCAAGCCTCGTCCACTTGTGCAGTGGTCGATTTGCTCGAAGGGATACCTTGGTTCAGCGCACGCCAGTAGACAGTGGGCAGACCAGTACGGATTACGACGCGCTCGCCGGTAGGCAGGTTGCCTTCCTTGAACACGCAGTCCTCCAGGATTTCGTTGCTCTGCGAAAGCAGTTCTGCAACGATGGGAACTCGACCGTCCGGGTCGACGCGTTTGGCCCAATCGGCCAGGGTGAGAGAGTTGTTCGACAAAGTAGCCATGATGGACTCCTATTAAGTTTGCTGATTTGAATAAAGCGCGGATGCGAGGTCGTTGAATCCCTTGGGGCCAGATTTCTGACCACCTCGAGTGCCACCGACAAAGCGGTCCTCACTGATTGCTTTGCCTGCCCTGTACATCAATCGGATCATCTCCGGGTGATTGCCCAGGCCAGACTCGTTTAACAACTGGCGCAACTCCGGCGATCCGAATGCGTCAAGTGCCTTCTTCGCAGTGACCAGGTTGTCGTTGAGTTTTTCACCCCCGAACTCCTTGTCAGTGCGAGCGGACTCGGCCCACTCATTTCGCACAGTTTCCAATGCTTGCATCTGACGCTCCAAGATCTTTGGTGCGACTTTGTCAACCATCTTCTGCGCGGCGTCTTGCGGCAGATTCAATTCCTTGGCGATTTCCGAGAATGAGTTCATCACCTCAGGGTCGAATTGTTGGCCCTCTGGGGGCTTGAATTCGTACGCTTCCGGCGCTCCCTGCTTAGAGGTATCACCGGCCTTGTCGCCTTCGGCATTGCCAGTCTTCTGACCATCTTGGCCAGCCTGCTGGTTCTGCGTGCTGTCAGCCTGTTGTTGCGATGCCTGTTGCTCGCCACCCGTCGGTTGCGTGCTCGAGGCGTCTTGCGATGCGGGTGCGCCTTCAGTGGTCGTTGCGGCTTGATCCGTCATCAGCGATTCTGTCATTGGATTGCTCCTTTACCATTTGTGGATACAACTCAGGGCAGAGAGAGTGAACCATCGAAAGCATGCGAAGCCCGAAGTTCCTGTTACCTTCTGCGAATGCCATTTGCATCGAGTTGGTATTGAACGACAGACGGAACACGCCCGACTGATCCAGAAGACGCCACACTACACGGCGCCCCCTCTTGCTACCCATGAGCCACTTGAGGTCTGCCTCTTCATTCTCACGGGCAACCTTCTCGCGCACTTCCCTTTCGGCTTTTGCGCGTTCTTGCCCTTTGAGATCGATCGGGTCAAATTCTTTGCTCATGTCGCCAATCTATCTATGGCACATCTGGATACGGGTACCGTCATGCCGCAACTTCATGCACTGACAGGTATGCGGATGGCGTGGCAGGCCGTGCCGGTGACGCGCTTTCTGCCGCATAGTTGATGGTTACCTGGGCGTTGTCAGTCATCCACATTACCTGGATGTACTGGCCAGCGGCCATTGGGCCAAAGTAACTACGCTCAACAACAACGGCGCCGTGCAGGCCACCATGGCTTGACGGGACGCTGTAACGCGTCAGGCTGTTGGGAATATCGACTCCATTGATGCGGCCCCACAACCAGAAGTTGTGCGCCTGGCTGTCGCCGTTTTCAACCTGGGCTGTTAGCGTGAAAGAAAATTTGCCAGCCCTATCGAATGTGATCTTGTTGGTATCAACAATGCGCACACCCTGCTCGAGGACAGGCGTATTAAATCGAATTGGAGTGGCCGTGTTGATGTTGGCGGACTGGTCTGCCAGGTCATAGAACAAGCCATAGTTAGACGCCCTAGACCAGTAGAACTCCGAGCCGTCAGGATCTTTGACGCCAATGATGTCGCCGGTTGTGTCGTCATACAGCCAAGGAGCGCCCTGATATTTTTGGCGTGCCATTATTTTTTCTCCTTGTCTTTGCCGTACAACTTCTCAGCGGCTGATTCTTTGAAGTCTTTGCGAGTCGGCGCACCTTCTTCGCCAGGCTTGCGCATGCGCTCACCTGATCCCTGCTCGATGCGTTTTCTCTTCGCATGGATGTTGGCCCAAAGTCCTGGTCCTGGCATGGTCAACCCTTCTTCTTTTCTTTGTCTTTGGCCGGATACATCTTCTCAGCCATCTGAGAAAACTCCCGGCCAACAGACTGAGGTACCCCGGCTTTCTTTGCGAACTCCGGGTTGTTGGCGACGGCCCGCATAAAGCGAGCCTGCTTCTCAGTCTTGGCTGGCATGGTTACTCGCCAGAACCGTAGAGCATGGTTGATGCTTCGGCATTGCGTTGTTGCTGGTTGCCCTGGATCTCCATGTCGGTGATCTGCAACTCGATGCCCATGTCTTCGCCTTCGCCCTGAGTCTCGTATGCACGAGTCATCTTCACATAGGCCTTGGCCATGATCATCATCTCAGTGCCGACCTTCGGCAGAGCAGTGATGCCAAGTTTCTCGAGTTCGTCTTTGCCCAGGCTGATGCATAGGCCGTACGGATAACGCGGCTCGTCTGCCTCGTATTCGCCAGGCATCTCTTCGCGCTCGGCGGGTTTTTGCATATTGATCATTGCCATTTGTCAGTCCTTTCAGGGTGTGTTGTAGCCAGAATACATGTCGATCACATTGGTCAGTGCGCTTGGCTCGACCGTCTTTGCCGCCGCCAGATCCCTTGCGGTTTCTGCCTGTTGCTTCATCGAATCAGCCTGGGCTTGCGCGGCCAGTGCTTGGTTGCGTGCATCGCGGATCATTGACACCTGGTCGCCTGCCACCAGCATGTTGGGATCAACGCCCAGCATGTCGGCATAGGCATCGACCCATGCGTCGCCGTTGAACTTGTCGAGCACTTCAGGCTTCATGCCTGCAACCACGCCCAGGTTGCCGACGAATCGGTCAACGCTGTTGGTGCCAATCGCACGCTGTGCCTGCGCCAGCATAGAGACGAACTCTACCGACAACTCCATGCCTTGCAGTTCAGGAGGTGGTGGCATCAGCACATTGGCCTCGACCATGCGCGTGAAAGTCATGTCGATCAGCGGAGACAGTAGTTCGTTGTGCAGGCGCTCGAGCACCGGGCCAAGCATGAGCAACTTCTCTTCGTGGCGCTCGGCCACTTCAGTTGCGGTCATGCGAGTGTCGGTTGCGTTGGCCAGCATCAGGAACAGGTCAGCATAGAACGCACCACGGACACGCTCGCGGCAGTCCATGATGTCGTTGAGCAGGTACTGCAAGTTGAGGTTGACTTCAAATGCAGAGCGAATGCCGCCTTGCGGAGTGTTCGCGTCAACAAACGAGACGCCGCCAGGCAGAGTCTCGACATCGCGGTTTTTCATCGAGGTCGGCACCTGAAGCGGTGGCCGCACCTGGTAATCAATCGCCTGGGCCTTGCGCAGTTGCTCGTGCTGGAGTTGCTTGACATCGCCAAGCGCCTCCATGCCTGGGCTGTTGCCGTAGATGTCACCGCCAGTGGTTTGCCAGCGAGGCGCCACAGCAGGGAACACCTTAAAGCCAGACTCACGCAAGAACTTGTTGTTGTCGCCGCCCACCTCGAAGTGATACGACGCATACGGCATGTTCAGGTTGTCACGCTTGCGAGTGTCGCGCAGTGAGCGAGGCTCGATCGCATGGATGATTGGCACCCACTGATCAAACGAACCACGGTCGTACATGTTGCGCACAGTCGTCGAGCAGTTCTCGCGCCCGAACTCCTGCACCACTTCGGCCACAGTCTTTTCGTATTCGCGATAGACAGTGTCGACATTGCCCTGGTAATTTGTGGCGATGCAATACTCGCCGCAGGTCAGCGTGTAGTGGTGAATGACATTGTTGAAGTCAGGCAGGACAATCGAGACATCGGTACCAAACGCGCCCAGTTCCTCGTAGATCGAGTGCAGTGCGCGGTAGGTGTTCGACTTCTGGAAAACCAGTTGCA